TTGTTCCATTTAACCAAATAGAACCTGGAGCATACCCATCAGCATTGTCATCGCCTACGCCTGGGTTAGAAGATTGGGCATTTGAATTTTTACCACCAACACCACCATTAGCAGGTAATAAGTAACCACTTACAGAAGTTGCTAGTGGAATTTGTGGGGCATCACCTGTACCCCCTGTATGTGTGTGTCCTGTTACTCCTGAAAAAGCAGCTAAGATTTGGTTAAACTCTGCATTAAGAGGTGGAGCAGTAATATTAGCACCATTGATAATACTCGCTACCGACTGTCTAGTGTAACCTGCCATTTATTATTTTCTCCCTGCTGCTGTAAACTCAAAAACTATTCCTTGAATAGAATAGGGGTCAAACTGACCCACAGTTACGAAGGTAACTTGTGCTGCAAAACCAGATCCTTGAACATTTGTCGTCATGATTGGTTTGTCATTTCCCCCATAGTTAATATTCGTTCCAGCATAATTAATATTTGTACCTTTATATCTAACCGGTGCTCCTTCTGAGACTTCTGAGTAAGAACTTGGAACTGCTGTATTTGGGTCGTCCCAATCATAAGTTACAGCTAAGTTCATTGTGAAAGGGCCTTCAGCTCTAATAAAAGTATTAATCTTTCTAAGTGTTTTTCTGACTTCAGTATCTCCAAAGTCAAAATAAGGAGTGGTATAAATGCCTACAATATCAACGCCATTAAAGGTCTTACCATTTTCTTGTTTGTAGACTTTGCCATCATAATCACCATGTAAAACAATTTCTTGAGTGCCTACATATCCTGATGTGCAACACGAAGCTCGTATACCTAAAAGCTCCCCAAACTCCCAACCTATTCTTTGATCTGATGTTCGCAAACCACCGATAATTCCAAAACTATCTATGACATTTGTACTATCATCACCAACAAAGTATCTTAGTTGGGACTTAGATCTTATGACTAAGCCATTTAAAGTATCTAAGTTAAAATCAGACGATAAAGAACTTAAAATTAATTGAATTGGTTTTGATATGGTTTCTAATTCAACATCGCCAATTCTTGATGTTCCAGCTACAGGTCTTAAACCATCAGGAGCTAAGAACACTAAATCTCCACCTATTTCTAATACTGAGTCTTTAGCTATGCACCCAACATTTGCTGTGACTTGTCCTAAATTAAAACCAGAACTTACATCAGCAGTTAATTTTTTTATTTCATTAGAGCCAAATAAAAATAAATCATCTCTAAAAGGTTTAAAATTAACTAAATCAAACCCTACTTGACTTTGCCCTGATCCTGCTGCTGCTGTCCAAGTAAAAGGATCATTAGGAGCAGAAAAAGCTACAGTTGATAATTTAGTTTGTTGAGATCCTAAAAATAAATGATTTTCAAAAACTTCTACAACTGAAGGGGCATCTAACGCCATTGCTCCTCCTGGAGAACTTGACCCACCTGAATTAGTAGATTTTATTTCGTACCAATTAGAGCCATTAAAGACTACAGGGAAGTTAACGCCATCTACGAAAACTATGTGGTTGCCAGAGCCAAAATTAAACTTTGCGTGTCTAATCTTATTTACTGTTAATCCACTTTTAGTAGTGTGGTGGGTAATTCCTGTTGTTTGAGCTACCCAACCTGCACCAAAGACATACTTATAAAATTTAAAAGTATTAGCTCCTTGGTCTTTTCTTGCAGCAAGAATCATGTCTTGTTGCGTAGTCGTATCTTTAAATAAAAATACTCCTAAAACTTTACCTTCGGCTGACCCTACTCCTACTTCTCCATAGGTTGTATCGTATTCGTCATAGCCTTCTATTCTTCTATATCCACCATAATCGGATATTTCATAATTCACTAAACGAGTAGCTACCCCTGGGTAGTTTTCAGCAAGATCCAAATGGTTCTCGTTGCTGTTCAACCCCCCACTACATATTACTTTGTAGGATTGGACTCGATCAGCCATTAGAATCTAACTCGTCTATCTCTTACGCTTTCATATTTATTGATGTGTATAGTCTGCATTTCTTTTATTCCCTGTTGGAAAGATCCAGCAGATATTTGTGCAGCTTCCATGTTGTCCTTAAAAAGGTACATATAGAAAAGTGCACCATCAACAATTACAGCATCATGATTTGTTGGCACTAAAGTAGCGTCATTAAACAAATTTAGATCTGTGTGAGTTTGATAGTATCGAAATTTAATTGTGTAAGTTTTATCAGGGGAGGGTGATACACCATAGCCATTACCTGAAGAAGGAAACACATATATAGGAACACCTACACCAGATGCACCTGAATTATCATCAGCATCACGATATTCACGATACCAAACATCTCTTTCAATAAATTTAAGTTGTTGAGATTCAACACCTAAACTAGCGTCTTTCACTATTTGAAAACTATTCCACTCAGCTACTTTGTAGAAAGTGGGCCATGTATATTCTTCTTGACCAACAGCCAAGGTTTGTGTGTGTTCGGCAGAATTAAAGGGCCATTCAAATTCAGCCTGATTAATTTTACCGATAGAGTCTCGTACAGAATCTTTAGCTAGAGCTTGTACGCCTGTGGCACTTGCAAAATCTGATGAAGTAATCTCAACTTCATTTAAGCGTCTTAGAACTTTGTTTGTTAAATCTATAAAAGTTGTTGCCACGAGTGATGTCCAATAGGGTATATAAGAAAATGGGTGTAGCCCCAAAAATGGAGCTACCCCAAAGTGCTATGTATTAGCTGTACTTGTTGTACTGAGCAGTAACGATAGCTTCTGGTCTAAGAATCTTACGACCATAGAGTTGAAGTCCTCTCACAATATCTGCGAAAGAAGCTGTATCTCTATAGCTTTCAGTTTTAGACAGTTGCTGTGCAGTTGCTATAGCAGAGTCATGTCCTGCGACTAAAACTCCGAAATTAGTTTCTGATCCAGCAGTTGCTACTGTTCCTGGGCCTGTTCCTAAGAATGGAAGGTTGTTAGATTTGTATACTCTAAACCCTCTAATCATTCCTTGAACAACTTTACCATTCCTAAGAATATCACCAGCATCTTGACCACCAGCGAAGTCGTTGGAGATAAATTTACTGTTTTCGTCCATTAGGATTTCGTAAAACACAGGATCTGCTACAAACCATCTACCATCAGTAGGTACATCTGCAACATCAAGTAATCTTGCCATTCTATTTAGAACATCAAGAGGTGTTGCGACATTTCCTGCTGCGTTTACAGGTATAGAAGTTAAACTTGAGTCACCACCAATATCAGAACCACCGAAATCGGTAATGTCTAATTTGTTAGCAGCTAAAAGTTCATCGTTTCCAGCACCTGAGTTTGCTTTAGTACTTCCTGTCTCAAGAGATGATCTCTCAGCGTATGAACCTGCACTTCCTGTGAAACCAGAAAGATGACCGAGAACTTCAGCATCAAAAGTATCTTTTAATTTGTAAGCTGCTCTGTCAGTAGCTAGATCCATGAAGTTAACATGAGAATGTTTCGCTTCGATGTCATCAACTTTGAACATAAAATAATTAGCCTGATTAATAATCATGCTAAAGTCTGCGTCACTCAAATCTTGAGCAGCTACCGAAGTACCCCTCGAATAAGAGTTAACAGTTATTTCTGGTTCTTTGATGATCTTAACAGAGTCACCATAGTCAGAAATTTCACCGAAATAATCGGTGTTAGAAATGTCCTCAACAACGCTTAGTTTCCTAAATGTTTTTTGGACTTTTTGGGAGTAGATTACAGGCGAAAAATTACCATTTGGTAAGTTGCTGTATCCACTAGCTGAACTAAATGCCATTTTATTTCTCCTTTATTAAAAATAGCAAAACATAAAACAAAGGTTTTACATTTTAGATAACCAAAAAAATCCACGCTAAAGGGCTTAACTGACTTAGAGTGACATCTAATAAATTAAATGGGTCTAAGATTAAGGTTGTCTTCTTCGTTCTTTTCTTGAAATAAAAGTACTCGGAGGTAGGAACGAGTCGGCTCGTTAGTACTTTGGGTCGATCTATAAAAACTAATAGATCTGTCCACTTATATATAACAGAATATAAGTGAATTAGCAAGTGTCACTATTAATTATCTAGCAGCACCTGATAAATCGTATTCAAACTCACCCTTTTTAATTGCTTCTAAAATAGCGTCTTCATTGGCTTCATATTCACCTGAAGACATTTTAGAAACTTGGCTTTCTGAAAACTTCATTTTAGATGTTTCTTTTGGTGAAGTTTTAGTAGAACGCCCTACAGATTGAGCAGCTTCTTTTTTACTAGGCTTTTTAGTTTTAGTTTGACCTAAATCTGATTTGTATAAATCAATCGCCCTAGCTGCTGCTTTTGCATCTGTAGTATTTTTATAAAGAGAGTCTTGAATGATGTCTGGTTGACTAGCAACCCATTCATGAAACTTTTTATCTTGACGAATATCATCAAAATCTGGGTGGAGTTGCATTAACTCGTTTTCAGCTCTTTCTCTGACGATAGTATCTTCCAGGTTTTTTAGCCTTTCCATTTTCTGTTCGCCAATCTCAAGAACTTCCAGAGATCTTTTCTTCGCAATAGTATCAATAACTGCTGCTACATCTGGGTAGCGTTTTGACCAGCTATCAATTTCTTCTTCGGTTTTAGGAAATTTAATCTGAGCTTTAGTAGCATCAGCTAATTGTCCTTGAAGTTTTGCTAGTTCGTCCTCGTATTTTTGTTTAATACCTTGAGAATGTCTACGCAAATCTCCATAACGCTTTTTGAAAGTTTCTTCTTCAGCGTTTAAAGGAGCAGCTTCTGCAACTGCTTCTTGTTGTTGTTCCTCTTGAACAGGAACTTCCTCTTCTTTATCGAGTTCGGCTCGATAAGCACCTTGATATTTTGCCATAATAATTTTACTCCTTATGGGGCTGTTAAGTAGCTCGTATAAATACGAGGGTTAAGCAGGTAGCCATTCTGCAAAATTCTTATAAATTCTTTTTGTTAATTACCTGATTCCCATTCTTTCAGGGCTTTCCAATAATTTTTTAAACCTGTTTTAATTTTTTTACTTATTGTTTTCATTATTTCTGGATATTTATTTTCAACAGTAAGTACAAGAACTGCCAATAAGATAATTGGTATTATATATAAATCTTCCATAATTTTTATTCATACTTAATCTTTTAAGTCTGTATTATTTTTGTCTTTACCAAAAATTCTTTCCCAGCCATCTTTATAGGCTTGAGTATCGCCTGGGCGTTGGTTACTTCCTTTGCCCCCATGCCATTTTTTACTGACATATTCTTTTTTTAATTTTTCTCTTGCTACTCTTTGTGAGTCAACAAAGTGATGCCCTTCTTTAGCCATTTCTTCGATCTTTTTGCTGTTTAATTAATGCTTTTAATTGTTCTGGAGTATACCGAGGTTTTTGATGTTGTTGGGGCTGACTCACCTACCCATTAAGCCTTTGATAAATAATTTTACAACAGACTTATCCCCAATTTCCATCATATCAATATCCTCTTCTTCAGTAGGATACGCTTCAACACCATCTGAATCTTCTTTGAGATCCATGCCTTCTTCTTCTACGACAACTTCTGTCTCTTCTACTTTTTCAGTAGACATTAGTTCATCGTGATTTTTCTTAGCGTATTCATCAGCTTCTTTTTTAGTTTTAAATTCTTTAACTTTTTTACCATTAGCATCAAACACACAATACATTCCTGTATCTTCATTTTTTTCGACATGATCGGTAGGTTTCATTTCTTCTTCTTCGGATTCTTCTTCGACTTCCTCTTCTTCAATGTCTACGATTTGACCTTCAGCTTTCATTGCCATAAGGCCCATCTTAGCTTCTATACGCATATCTTCGTACATTTTTAAACCATGATAACGCACTACATCAGCAGGTATTACTAATTCGCCTTCAGATAAAGCAGCTGGAATATCATCACGAACATTCATAGCATCAGATCCTGGTGGAATTGGGTTGCCTGACTCTTCATCGTAACCGACAACCATTTCAGGTAACATATCCATCATACCACCATGAGCCATATAGCCCATTTTGTTTCTTACCTTTTTAGGTAATTTAGATAATCCTTTATTGTCTTCAGGAATTGGTTTTAATTTTTTATCTTTCATTTTTTCTTTTCGAGTTCCCCTCTAACCTCATCTTTTAAAGTAAATATACGCTTAATTTCAGCGATAGCTCCTTGGAGTTCAGAAACTTTTTGTAAATTCTTTTCATT